ACGTCCCCACCTCTAACAATTCCCCCATTTAATATAAATTCTGTCGGATCCATTAATCCAGTAATACTTGCAGGACCTCTACTATATCCAGTCCCAACATCAAGGTGCATGTGAGGTCCAGTTGAAAGACCAGATGATCCAACCAAACCTATAACTCTAACCCCACCATTTGCACCAGACCCAGCTCCAACTTTATCACCCTGTTTAACTAAAATTTTAGATAGGTGATTGATTTTGATATATCGACCATCATCAAGTTTTATAACAACAAAATTTCCATATCCGCCATTATACCCAGTTGATGCATCAACGACTACACCCGTAGCAACTAGTGATAATGGTGTGCCCGAAGCCATTGGAACATCTTGCCCAGTATGACCAAAAGCACTTTTTCCGGATCCAAGATTATCTTTTACCTTAAACCCTCTTCCAAATTCTGATTTTTTTATTTTTTGACCACCTGCAGACTCATATGTTTGCCCACCACCTCTACCTACTTGTTCTGGAGGCATTGTATAATCAGTACCTGTTGGTGGTACTGGTTGTTCTCCAGGCATTTGACCCAAAGGAGTTGTGAGTGTTTTTACACCATCATCAAACTGTTTATTCATATCACCAAAAACACTTTCAAGTTCCCCAAGTGCCGTACTCAGTCTTTTATTACTATCAAAGAAATCTAAAGTTGTTATATTGGTTAGTACAGCACCAAATACTTTTGTGGATCCAGTAAATATTCCACCAATATCTCGCATAAAGTTGCCAAGAATAGTAACAGTTTTTTGAATTCTTCCTATCAAATCTTGTGCCATAGTTATAATCGTTGGAAGATTATTTGCCAACCACCCAATCAATAAAGTACCGACAAAATCCATTATTCTGCCAAATAAACTTTTACCACTATCCAAAATTTTATTACCAATTCTACCAATAGCAGTTGGTTTTGATGCTTCTACGACTGACTCTTCTTCTTTTCTTCTTTGATTTTCTATGCGTTTGCCAAATAAACTTTTTCTTCCAGCAATTGCATCTCTTTTAATCTTTGTTCTTTTAAGTAGAATTGTTCTCATAGAGCCAACAGATTTATTGGCTTTTTTAAATCCAGCACCTATTGTGGTGAAGGAAGATTTAATATTAATAGTTGGTTTAAAGGTAGTTGTTGCCATCTTACATTACCACATTATAATTGACTTGTGAATATAATGTATAGAAATTACTCGGATTTGATGATGAAATTGCTGGGACATCACTTGCCGCACCACCACTACTTGTCATTTGTGGTTCTTGAGGTTGCCCACCAGACATAGAAGACATCATCACAACATTTGGTTGTGCTGCAGGAGCAGGTCCAATGTTAGGTAGAGAAGTTTGAAGTGATTGAGTTTGTGCTGGTGTTGCTTGTAATTGTGTTTGTGATGTGGTAGTTTCAGTAGTAGCAGCAGTAGAAGTTGTTGTTGCAGATTGAGATGCTGCTGTAGGCATCTTTAAAGTGGAAGCACTAGGTGTTTTTGGATTTACTGGATTTGTCTGTGCCTTTGTTTTAGCAGATTTGTTGGAATCTGGTGATTTTGGTGATGGATTAAAGTTTTTGGTTAAATCATGTCCCACAGAAAGTCCAGTTGCTCCAAGAGCAAAAGGTTCCAAAAAAGGAAGTGGAATAGATGCAATATTTAATACTCCAGCAGTTGCAGCAAGAGTACCGCCACCGACATCACCTTCTTTAAAATTTTGATAAGCAGAAACAAAATCTAACCCAGCCCCCAAACCAGGAAAAAATCTTCCTCCCGCTTTTCCAGCCGTTCTTAGTGCTCCCGCACCTGCTGCTCTTGTTGCCGTTGTTGCTGCTGCTCCCCCTATTCCAAGAGCACTCTTTGCACCATTAACAATTACTTTACCTAAATTTAATATTCCATTAAATAATCCCGTAATAATTCCAGCAGTTAATTTCGCAACAAGTTTCGTGACACCAAAGATTGTCCTTGTAATAGCACCAAAAGTTCTACTAATTAATGATAATCCTCTACCAATAAGAGTTAATGTATTAATTACAGTATCAAAGATCTCCTGCAACTTTGTTTTATTTCCTTGAGCATTTGCTTTTAGAGTTTCAATTAACTGATTTGTCAGCCATCCGAGAAGTAAAGTTGTGAAGAATTTTTTTAGTCTTTCAAGAATAGATTGAGTTTGTGCCGCAACAAATCTAACGGGTGCTAAGAGTGCAGATTGTATCTTCCTTTCTAAAAGACTTTCTTTACCTGCTCTTGCACCCTGTTCGGCAAGTGTTTTTTCCTGCTTTTGTTCCTGAAGATCTTTTTGTTGTTCTAATTTTGTGTCTGCCGCAAGAAGATTATTGGTAACATTAAGTCTATTACCCAAATCCTGAACGGTAACACGAATTGTATTTAATCCCTGTGTTAATGTTCCTATTGCCTGCTGAAATGCGGCAATTGCTTCACTCTGCCTTTTTGCCAAAACACCAATATTTTTATTGATAAGAGTGATATCAGTTGTTTGCCTCTTTACAATTGATGAAGTTTCTGGATCTCCTGCTGCTCCACCACCGCCACCAGAAATAACCGAGCGGGATACCGTTCTCGCATTAATATTAACAATAGGTCCTGCGAGTGGTGATCCAATACTAGCCATTTGCTTGTTGGTTCTTCTGGTTTTCTTCTTCTATGTACTGGCGAAGGAGTGCAATATAAACTTCACGTTCCCATGGAATCATATTTTCAAGCTCTGTCAAACTATATTTATGATGCTGCATCAACTGAAAATTTGTCCTGTAGTATGACGCAAGATCTTCATGCGCCATACCTACGCGAAAAAAGCAGTTAATCCCTCCAGAACTACCTCACTCTTAACCTTTGTGTTTGGATTTTGTAGTTCAATTGTATGAGAAAGTTTAGGCATCGTTTCAAAGAACCTTTCAACTTCTTTAAATTGATTAGAGGTTAATTGATCCACAAACTCTGTCAGTTCTTTCTTTGTAAAATCACCAGAGTTCCAAGACTCCTCCTCACTATAAACCTGTTCAACACAAGAACAGATAAGATCAAAGGTATCATCAACACTGACTTCACCAGAACCAAAATTGTTTTTGATGAATTCAGTCATAGACGGATATCTCATTCTCATCGTAAGAGTATCATCAACCTTAATGTCTCTTGAATGATTTTCATCAACCTGAACTTTAATATCATCAAGAAAAATTGATACTGGAACCTGTGTCTCACCATCATCGGGACAAGTTACAAGAACATCAACGGTTTCTCCGACAGACTTACCACGAATATTCAAAAAGAGATATTCAATATCAAATGTGGCAAGTTCTTCTACTTTAATTCCTTTTGTAAGAATACAATTAGAGATTACGGTTTTAACGGCATTCGCAATCTGTTTGTTATCCTCACTCTCCATCGCAATGATGAGGATCTTTTCTTCTTTGACTAGAAATGGGCGATATTTGATTTCTTTTTTTAATGAAGGAATTTCCAACTCATATGTTGGTGTTGCAATCTTTGGTAAAGGCATAATGACCTATAGAATTTCAGTTAAAATTATTTAGCGAGTATAACTTGAGATCACTGTGCTATCTGGGCTTGGGTTAAAGTTATTTGGCAATGTACTGGTATTTGGAAGAGTACTAAATTGAGTTTGCTTTACAATATCATAGAAATTACGATATTCATCAATTGATGCTGGATTTACTGTAGGAATAGTTTTGTTCATAATGGAAGGAACCAAATTATTGAAACTACCACGAAGATTATCAATTGAATAAATTGGACCACTCACATATCTCTCGTAGTTAAATGTTGCACTTACAGTCATTAGTTGTGAAGAATCATATGAAACTCCGACAGAACTCAAAGCCATTGGAAAAAGTCCAAAAAATCTGTATTCCAATTCTACTTTATAATCTCTGTTGAACTTTGTAATTTTGGTAAAGTCACATTTGTATTGATTTGGATACTTCAGTTTAAAGTAATATCCATCATTATTTGGAGATACATTAGAGGCACTTGACATATACTCCATCCAGTGCTCCAAGAATTTCATTGTCTTATATTCCTTATCAACATAAAACGTTAGATCAATTGGAGTAAAGATACGAGTATGAGCAAACTTCTCCATTACACCAGTATAATTTCCAGAAATATCTGCTGTTGCAAATGAACTTCCTGGCAATGATGCAGAGTTACAAAGGAGACCTACAGTTTCTCCAGTAAATCTCGGATCAACTCCTCTTGCTGCAAGATAATTTTGTAATTGTATATTAAACCCACCAAACTTTACCTCATACTGTGAAGTCTGGGCAACATTCGTAAATATTGGTTTGATGTCCGCTATTCTGCGAGGTCTTACCACTCTAAATACCTGTTATGGATCTTTTAATTATAAGTATTTAGATGTCATATAAGGGAAAATATAGTCCAATCAATCCCAAAAAATATAAAGGTGACCCCAATAATGTAATTTACAGGTCACTATGGGAACGCCGTTTTATGAAATATTGTGATACGAATGTAAATATATTAGAGTGGGGAAGTGAAGAGATTGCTCTTGGATACATATCTCCTCTTGACAATCGCCCTCATAGATATTTTCCAGACTTCTATATCAAAGTCAAGGAGAGCACAGGACAAATAAAAAAATATTTGATTGAGATTAAACCAAAAAAACAGACTGTTGAACCCGAAAAGAAAAAGAAAGTAACAAAAGGGTATCTTTACGAAGTAATGGAGTATGCCAAAAATCAGGCAAAATGGTCGGCGGCAAGAAATTTTTGCAAGGATAATGGATGGGAATTTAAGATACTCACAGAAGCAGAGTTAGGTATCAAATAATGCCAAGAAAGACTCTTAAACAAAGAAAAAATCCATCAGAGACAAGTGATAATAGAGTTCGTGGAGTGATTGATAATCTAGTCGGTAATGAGAAACCAGATGATTTAATGATTGAAATTCTTTCGGTATTATCAGAAGTTGATAAAGTTCCACAGTCTGGAAAATTTTATACTTTTGTTTATAATCCAAAGACACCAAATATACAATACGACCAAAATCCTTTAGTTGCCGTGACTGATATTTTCTCGTGGGGATTTAGAGGTAT